TGCAAGCGCTAGCAATAACGAATCGCTCATATTGCAAGCACTTAACGCTAGCAATCAAAGACAAGTAGCAGAGATGATAAATGTCGATGCAAGCATCCTTTCACGGATGAAAACAGAAAAGAAATCAAATGGATGGACTGAGATTGAGTTTATTAGCTTTTTGTTGACAGCCATTGGTTTGAAGGTTGTGCAAGAAAGTGATGTGTATTGCTCACCTGAAATTGCAGAAGCAACGCGAGTTTATTTAGCACATGCATTCACTTCACCTGAATACATGCGGATTTTATTCAAATAAAAAACCACTACCTGCTGTAACAGGAGTGGTTAGGCATTCAAATGAGGTGAATCAAATGAACACAAATAATCTATCAAATCAACAGCAAATAATCCAGAGCTGGTTTGAACCGGCTCTCCACACACTTAAAGCATTAATCAAAAAGTGTGAAGAGAACTTAGAGCGAATCAAAGCTGATACTAAAAATGCGGCTGTAAGACGTGAAGAGTTTAAAGAGGCTTTGGCTCGTCAGCATCGCATTACCTATAACCATGCAGAGGAAATTATCAAAAGTCTAGGTCGTGCTGGTCGGATCCGTTATTTGGGTAGTACTTACATTCAGTTAAATGTTCAGGAGACCAAATGAATGAGTTGGCTCTTTTCGCAGGCGCTGGTGGCGGAGTACTCGCATCTTATCTCTTGGGATGGCGAACAGTGTGCGCAGTTGAACGTGATGCCTACGCGACACAAGTTCTGGCGCAACGACAGAATGATGGAATTCTCGAAGCTTTCCCAATTTGGTCTGACATTACATCTTTTGACGGAAAACCATGGAGAGGAATTGTTGACGTTATATCTGGCGGCTTTCCGTGCCAAGACATCTCATCCGCGGGGAAAGGTGCTGGAATCGAAGGTGAACGCTCTGGGCTTTGGTCAGAAATGGCACGAATTATTGGTGAAGTACGACCTAGATACGTGTTCGTGGAAAACTCACCAATGCTTGTTTCCAGAGGACTTACACGAGTCATCAGTGACCTTGCCAAAATGGGGTATGACGCGCAATGGGCACGTTTTTCAGCATCTAACTTTGGAGCGCCCCATATCCGTGACCGAATCTGGATTGTGGGCCACGCCACAAGCAAGGGATTTTCGAAGTGGTCAACCCCAACGATGGGACAATCCGGATCGATCGAGAAACCTAAACGATCAAGTTGCGAAATTCCCAACTCCCAAAGCATCGGATGGGAACAAGCGTGGGAAGGTGAGCAATCATCCAAGGAACGGCTTAGCCGGTGTTGTGGAGAATCTTCCAACTCCGACTGCTTCAATGAGCAAAGGCTCATCACCAGCGACTCTGACCAGGAAAGATGGCAAGAGCAGGATAAACGATCGGCTCGATCATCATGTAATGAACTCACATGGTGGGAAGTTGAACCCGAACTGGGTCGAGTGGCTGATGGGGTGGCCAATCGGGTGGACCGACTTAAAGCCATTGGAAATGGACAAGTTTCAATCGTGGCTAAATGCGCATTCAAATATTTAGGGGGAATTGATGAGTAATTTAACTTGCCCTTTAATACGCTATCACGGTGGGAAGTTTCGACTAGCTACATGGGTTATAAGTCATTTCCCTAATCATACTTGTTATACCGAAGTATTTGGGGGAGCAGCTGGAGTATTACTTCAAAAGCCACGTGCTTATGCAGAAGTCTATAACGATCTCGATGGTGAAATCGTTAATTTATTTCGTGTACTAAGAAATGAAGATCAGCGAAATAAATTAATAGAACAATTGGTTTTCACTCCTTATTCAAGAGATGACTTTCACGAAGCTTGGGAACCTTGTGAAGATCCAATTGAAAAAGCACGTCGTTTAATTATCCGAGCACAAATGGGATTCGGTTCTGCAGGTGCATCTAAAGGGATTACAGGATTTAGGATTGATACTAAAAGAGCTTATGGCACAGCTCAATCTTTATGGGTGACTTATCCAAATCATTTAGCAATCGTTGGCCAGAGATTATCTGGTGTTCTTATTGAGAACCGTCCGGCTATTCAGGTGCTACAAGATCATGATGATTGTGAAACTCTTCACTATGTAGATCCACCCTATGTTCATGACACACGTTATTCAGGTGCTAAGAATGGACGTGTTTATCGTCACGAAATGTCTGACCAAGACCATGAAGAACTCTTAAAAGTTTTACTCGAGCTAGAAGGCAAAGTGATTGTTTCTGGTTACCCAAGTGAACTTTATAACGACTTTTTAGCCAAGTGGAAACGTGTTGATACAAGTGCACGTATCTCCTCAGGACGTGGCACCGATGTCCGCACAGAATGCCTTTGGATTTCTCCAAATGCACAACACCAAGATTTATTTGGAGGCATCCATGTATAAATATTTACATCACATTAGCGACTTCATGGTTGATACCGCTCACCTAAGTCCAGTCGAAGAATGCTTTTATCGACGCGCTCTAGATTTCTATTATTTGCATGAAAAACCATTACCCAAAGAAACCCAGTCGGTTTTTCGTCGGTTACGTGCAAATACCCAAGAAGAAAGGGATGCAGTATTAATTGTGCTGCAAGAGTTTTTTGTGGAAGAGGAAGACGGGTTTCACAACAAACGTTGTGATTCAGAAATCGCCGCTTATCAAAAAGTAGGGGATAAAAATCGTGAAAATGGTAAGAAAGGTGGGCGTCCACGTAAGGAAAAACCAAAAGAAAACCAAAGTGAAGGCGACTCGGTTAATTCTGAAAACCCACAAAAACCCAGTGGGTTAATTTTGGGTTCTGAAAGTGAAAGCCAAAAAAACCTTAACCATAAACCGTTAACCGATAACCAATATATAGATAGTAGTAGTAATGCGCGTGAAGAAAATTCGCAATTTACACCAATCCAATTTGCTCAGTATCAGATCGATGATCACAAGCGTTACTCAATGCGTGAATTCATTTCTGAATACAGCGAGTTTCAATACGATTTCATCTCACTTGCTCAACAAAGATTTGTTTCGGTACCTGAAATCGACTTGAGAACCATGATTCAAAATTTCGGTGACTGGTACTTTGCAAACGAATCAAGTTCGTTGAATACACCAAGCATCTGGTTGGTTAAGTGGTTCTCTTGGGTTCAAAACAACGAGAAACAAGTTGCTGCAAACCGCAAGAAACAAGAGCAAATCACTTCAACCGGTCAAAAACCACAAGAGTCGGGTTACTTCGCTAATCTTTTTGAAGAACAGAGCGAATCTCAAATCGTGGATGTAACCCCAGCAAAAAAGTTTCCAATGATTGAGGAGGTAGGTCATGCATGAGATTACCTTGAACGAAGTGCGTCAATTAATCGCTTCTCTTCGCACTGTTTACGCTGCTCAGTTCAATAAGCAATTTCCAGCAACAGGCGAAAGTGCAATTCCTCTGTCAGTGGTTGAGCAAATCGCACTTAAAACACTGGTTGGCGTTCAACAAAACCAATTTAACAACGCACTTGCTCGATTACTTACAGCAGGTGGACGCTTTATGCCGTCATTTGCCGAGTTTCGCACCTGGTGTATCGGTGAAAGTTGGATGTCTCCAGAAGAAGCTTGGTCTCGCGCATGTAAGTTTACAACTGACCGTTCCGTGGTTATTACCCAAATCACTAAGTACGCCTTAGACGAGGTTATGTATTTGATCGAAGCTGGCCAAATGCGAGCAGCTCAAGATAATTTCTTCGGGACATACAACGTGATGGTGGCTAAAGCTCAGTTAAAAGGCCGTCAGCAAGAGTTTTACACTCCACCGCTACAACTAGAGCATAAAGAACCTGAACACACCCCAGTAAGCAATGACGAAGCGCAAAAGCATCTCCAATCATTGATGGAACGTTTAAAAATCAATGGTCGTAAACCTGCACCAGTACAAAAGCTTAAGGCTAAGGAAAAAGAGCCAGAACTCAAACAAGAGCTAGGTCCAGATCCTTTTGACAATCCGCACGAATACGCTGAGATGTGCCGCCGTGAAGGTATGCCGATACCTAGAAATATTCTTCAGCTAATTGATGGGGCGAATGTATGAAAGCATCCAAATTAATTAGAGATAAAGGGCTGCAATACGCGAAGGAAATCGTAGATTCAGCCCCTTCTAACGCAACTGAGTGGAATGAAGGTTTCGAGTTCCAATGTGGTCAAAGTGTAGAGATTAGCAAGGCTGACCGAGAAAAATATTTTGTAGACCTTTCTGAACTTAAGCGTCTAGTGGAGTCGGTTGATTTGGTCGAATCATGGGGCGGCATTGATGATGTAAAGCTATATGACTTGTCTCATTGCAAAAACAGGCCTGAATCGGCTGGATACAAGTTGCTTCAAGCAATTGCTGATTACGAATCAATATACGGAGCGGAGAGCCAGTCATGAGCAGTAGAAAGATCAGAGCTGAACTAAAAAAGAAAGGAATTCCAGCTGAAGTTCATTGGGAATACATGTCCGATTGTTATGGTGGTGGTGGTGCTTACTTTATTGAAATCGATACTGACACTGAAAACAAACTCTTGGATGCAGATCCTGACTGTGAACCACAGCTTGATGTTGGGTATGCGGAAAGCCTTGAAGAAGCATTGGAGTTCATTGATCAATTGCCAAGCTTAAAAGGAGCCAGCCATGAGTGAGTTTAAAG